AAAAATAGAAACAGTTCCACCGACTGAAGGAACTGCTAGAGATGTGGCACCAAGTCCACGTTGTATCTGAATGTTAGACGTAACGTCTGTCAGACCTTGCCAGTTTGACCAATACACCCATCCGTTTTCCATATCATTGACTGGCTGTCCGTTAATAAGGAATGAAGTATTACGCTGATCAAATCCACGAAGTGAGATACGAGAATCTCCGTATCCTCCTCCTTGTTTTGTAGCATAAACCCCTGGTGTTTTGTTCATGATTTCAGGAAATTCTTGATTTCCTACTTTAAGCAAAACTTCTTGAGCAGAAATAGTACTTACGGCAATCGGTGTCTCTCTTTCTTTTGCGACATCAATTACACGAGATGATACTACTACCTCTTCAAGATTTGTGGTAAGAATCGTTTTAGATTCTGTACCGGTTTCTTGAGCATAAGCTCCTACTGCTAAAAACATCAGCAGCATTGCAACGAGATTTCTCATTTAATTTAATTAAGTTAAACAATACATAACATTTCAGGACCTATCAGTAGTCCAATAGCGCCCATCGATAATATAGTTATAATTAACTTTATTACCAACAGATTTTTTAGATTTTTCATCACAGTTAGTGACTATGTTGTACTTGATATTCTTCCCAATCTCTGGTTGGGCGTTCATTAGGAAAGTCGTAACACTTGTATACATTAGAATTTGTAAATTTAATGTGTTTAATAAAACGTGAAGGAATAGTAGCTCCGGTAGGTAGAATAGAGTCTGAGAATTTTATATCTACTGTTACTTCTAATTCTTCTGCATCATCCCAAACTCTTTCTTCTTGCTCTAATAATCTCCATTCACCTCTATTGAGGTACTGATTTTGTAGAGCACAATTTAAGTATGAAAATGTTTGTTTAAGATTTTCTCTAGAGTCAGAAAATGTTGCAGCAGGTGCAATATGCCCTTTATCCCATACATTTCTATAATAGTCTTTATTATCTGAAGTATGATAATCATCTTCGGTATAAAAATTCATAGAACCTCTATCGACATTTTTAGGTCGATTAGAAGATTTGTATGTTAAGGTGATTGGTTGTTCTTTTGTCTCTGAATAAAGAACGGTAAAGATAGGTGTGGTTATTTCAATTTGTTCTCGGGGTTCTTGAGCTACGGTTATTTCCGGCTTAGAACAACTAGCAAGTAGAACTGCTAATAGAAAACTAAATTTAGAGACCTTTAAATTCAAGTCCATAAAATTTATAGTTACGTTTTACGTATTCATCGGTGCCATCTTTCTCGATAGCATCCTCTTCACTCTCATAAATAGCTTCGACTGGGCATTCCGGCAGACAAGCACCACAATCTATACACTCATCAGGGTTTATATAAAGCATATCTTTAGGTCCTATTTCCATACCTACTACTTCTTGTCCGAGACCGTCTACTTGTATTGGGCCATTTATACAGTCTACAGGGCATACTGCAACACAGGCAGTATCGCAAGTTGATTCACAAGGGCTGCCTATTATATAGCTCATTGTCCTATACTACTTACTCTTTTCATAAAAGTATTTAAAGCTTCTTTCTGAGTCATACCTTCTTTTATCATGTTTTCGACTTCCAAGGCACCCTCAAAATTAGACATAAGCTCCCCTATAACATCGAGTTCTTCGTCTTTTATCCCCCGAGCATCACATAAGTCTTCAAGAAGCTCTAAAGTTTCAACAACCCAGTCTTGGTCGTTCTCTTGAATAAAGTTAGAAACATGTTTAATTATTGGTAATCTCATTCTGAAAAATATCTCTGGATGGTTTGTAATACATCGTCAGCCTCTGCTAGTGATGAGATAGCTTCTATTGCATTTTTATAAAAGTCCTCTGTTGAATGATCACCTATACCGGCTTTATCGTCGGTTAAGAGTTCAAGTGTTAAAAGTGCTTTTTCTCTTTCAGCTTCAAAATGCTTTTTAAGCATTGTTATTGTTCTATACTGTGCCATTATTTAGATAAATATTCTGCAACTCCATCTCTAGTTGCATTCATTGCCTCTTTACCTTCCTCCCAGTTAGCAGGGCATACTTCTCCGTGTTTATCTACGTGAAGTTTAGCATCAATAAGTCTTAATAGTTCATCAATATTTCTTCCTAAAGGCATATCGTTAACTGATTCATGGAATACTCTACCGTCTCCGTCGATTAGATAAGTAGCTCTATAAGTTACATTATCACCGTCTAAGATAACTTTATGTTCAATATCTGGGTTCTCTTCATCCCAGGAGTACTCAGTTTCATAATCTAAAATACCTAATTTTTTAGACAGTGTTCTTCTTGAATCTGCTAGTAATGGAAACTCTACTCCTTCGATACCTCCATCGTCTTTTGCGGTATTTAACCAAGCAAAATGAACTTCGGCTGTATCACAAGATGCTCCAAATACTTGAAAACCTCTATCGTTAAAATCTTTCAGTTTAGCCTGGAAAGCGTGTATTTCTGTTGGACATACGAAAGTAAAATCTTTCGGGTACCAAAACAGAACCGTTGGTGTTTGTGGTGAGGATAAGTTAACGTTTAACTCATCGCCGTCTGCGTTAATAGCTTTTACGCTAATGTCTGGGAATTTGCTTCCTACTCTCATTTCAATTTTTATTTATTAAACTTCTCTTTGATCATTAAATGCCATAATATGTGCTCTACCGGTAAATCTATAGCCTTTATCTCTACAAAAATCCATAACAACTGGATAACTTTCAAATAATGCTTCTCTAGTATCACCAGCAGGCATCATCCAAACTTTTTCGTTTGGAATCTCCATTTCATTTAAAAACTTCCATATCTCCCCATATATTGTTAAATTTTTATCTAATACAGGTTTAATATGATAGTCTTTATGATAGGCTATTGATTTTTTCATAGCCTCTTTATTTAATCTAAACTTATTATGCTGATCTACCATTCTTTGGTCCGTGATTCTACCTTCAGGGGTCGGAGTTCCGATAATAGGTATTGAATTCGAGAACTTAGGAGATATCGAGAGCAGATCAATAGGATAATCAGTTTCAAGAAAATGCGATCCTTCATTCTCCATAGTAATAAAAATACCTCTTTCATGTGCTAGATGTGTTAATTCGTTAACTAATTTACCGTGCATAGAAGGTGAGCCTCCTGTTAACATCATTTCTGAGATATGAGGATTTTTATCGTACATATCTATAATGTCTTGAAAGCAATATTTACCTTTTTCTGGGTGTATAGAGGTATACCAACTATCACACCAGCCTCCTTCTCCAAAGTAGCATCTATGGGTACAACCGGTAGTACGTATAACAATCGTCGGGTAACCTTGACGAGAACCTTCAGATTGAACTGCCGTATAAATCTCTACTATAGGTAGCTTTTTATTATAGTCTTCAATCCTGCCCAGGCTCATATATAGCTGAATTTTTATCGTGTTCTCTAAATTCTACTTTTGCTATTCTAACTCTACCGTCAGTCTCTTGCATGATAAAAGGATTTACCTTTTCATAAACAAATTGAGCAAATCTTTCTGCTCCTACAGCAGGTACAACTCTTAGACGTAAAAATCCTTGTTTATCAAGGTCTTTAAAAGTCTCTAAGGCGGGATCATCAGAAGACATTACTACTGTATGATCAAACATATAATCAAACCAATCTTTAGGTTTCATACCATCAATAGTACCTTCAGCTCTTTTCATTCCGCCAAAGTCCCATACCCAGTTACGATTATCTAACTGTCCTTCAAACCAGAGTTTAATTGATACTCCGTACCCATGTAAATACTTACAATGAGTTGTATCTGCTCTCCACTGTCTAAAACAAGTAGAAAATCCGTCAAATACCTTTGTTGATTGAAATTTTCCCATTACACTAACTCTTCAATTATACCTACTAATTCTGAAATTACTAAAATACCAGCTGCCCATAAAAGGTCAAAAGGTATAAGTATATATCCTAATATACGAATTCCTGATTTAATAAACGACACAATTTGATGTTTTTTTGCGTCGGGGTAGTTCATTGACTGTTCTGGAGGATTGTGCTCATTTTGACGATCTAAAGTGTACTCGTCATTACCGATTTTGCGAGCATCTCTATGGTAGAGCTCGTCTAATAACCTTTGTTCTTCTGTTTTCATAAGATGTGTTTTTAAAGTGGTGCTACGACACTATAGTCTATATTGATATAATATAAAAAAAAAGGAGACAATTACCAAACTATCTCCTAATTTATTTTTAAATATTTTAATTTAAGGTAAAGCCGTTCCTAAGTTGATTGGGTACCAATTCACACCATCACAATATATAGGAGTACTTCCTGACACTGCAAACGTTCCAGCTGTAAGATCACTAGGTTTAGTACTAACTGGTGTAAGTGTTAATAAAGTTCTAACCTCTAACCTGGTAGAATTTAATTGGGTAAATAGAGTGCTTTCGTCATTACTTCCTATTGTAATACTATCTGTCATCCAGTAGAACCCTGGTGATTTAGCGTGGAATTCAAACGAATCAAAAGATAATCTGTTAGTAAGCTCATCTCCTGTAGGTTTAATACTTATTGAACCACTCACATCTATACTACCAGTAAGTTCCTGTTTACCTGTGAATATACTTCCGGTAGTAAAGGCATATGAACTAGTTGCTCCAGTTAGTGTTACAATGTCTGCTGTATTTGCAGCAATATCAGTAGCAAGAGATGAGCTTAAACTTGCTGTTGCTGTTGCTAATTGAGCGTCTGTTGCATAAGTTGCATCGAGTGATGAGCTAAAAGATTCTAAGTCCGTTACTCTAGTACTAAATGAGCCACTATCTGTTTGAAGAGCATCTATATCTGTTGCAATACTTGATGAAGCTGCAACAAAAGAACCACTAATATCATCTGCTATTTGAGCCGAGCTAGATAAAAGTGTGTTTCCTAATTCTGACTCTGCTACAGTTAATCTTGTTTCCACAGATGAACTAAACGAACCAGTAAGTGCTGCAATATCGGTTTCATTCGTAGTAACTCTAGTGCTAAAAGAGGCACTGTCTGCTTGTAGAGCATCAACATTATTTTCCTCTGTTGATAATCTTGTTTCTACAGAAGAACTAAACGAACCTGTTAATGCAGCTAGTGATGATGAAAGATTCGTAAACCCTGTTATTCCTACTGCACCTGTTACTGTTACATCTCCTGTAAATATATGGGTATCGTCAGCAGTATCTCCAAATTGGGTACTTCCAGACTGAAATAAAGTTACAGATTGAGTAAGTTCTGTTCTTACTTCTTTAGCTATCAGTGTTTCAGATATTGTTAAAGAACCTGTAAGGTATACATTGTTACCTGATTGGGGTGCTATGTTTGTTACTTTTAATGTGCTCATCTTAAATGTCTGTTATTTCTAATTTTGCGTTTGCTGCGACTGTTAATGTTTTACCTGCTGCAACTGTTATTGGTCCATACATTCTAGAGTTGTGATTAGCAGGAATTATACTGTTGTCATTTATGGTTGATGGGTTACTTGTAATTGATGCAAGTCCTCCGTACATGTAGATTTGATCTTGTTCTACTTCAAGTATATTATGTCTATCCGAATCAGATGTACCATTACCAATAACTTTAATTGCAGTACTACTGGTTACATTGTACTTACCTTCTACATGTTGGTAATTTGCCGAAGCTACTGTACCTATTCCTTCGGCATGTGATCCAATACCTGAAGCTAAAGTGTCTTCTCCTTCTGAATGTGCTTGAAACCCTGATGCTGTAGTTGCATAACCCTCTGCATGTGATCTATATCCGCTTGCTAATGTATCTCCTCCTTCGGCATGTGCTCCTCCATCGCCAGAAGCATGTAAGTTTATACCTTGAGCAAATGATTCTGCACCGGAAGCAGTAACATTATTTCCAATAGCAACTGAAAATGTACCTTGGGCTAAAGCAAAAGCACCCACAGCTAACGAACCAGACCCTCTTGCTTCTGATCTATTATTAAAAGTTCCGTTATCAACAACAAGAGAACCGGTCACTAATGTACTACCGTAAAACTGATGGGTATCGTCTATACTATTACCAAACTGGGATGAACCAGATTCGTAAACAATTGATGATGATACTGTTGTGGCTATAAACTGTTGAGCTGTTACGTTTCCTAAAACTCTTAAGTTGTTGGAGATAACTGCACTCCCGGTATGGTAAAGGGAACCACTAATGTGTATATCCCCCAAATCAGCAGACCCAGTACCATTTTGTACAACACCTGAAAGGTCGTGTTGTAAAACTCTTTGGTAGGTATTCTTTATTTGATTATTAGTAAAATCAGCCATAGCACTAGTTATATACTATAAATAGTGTTAGAAATTCTTATAATTAAAAGGATCTCTTTTTTTGAGTTCAGCGATTTTTCTTTTGTATTCCTGTTTTTTTCTCCACTTGTTAATTTGGAGTTTTATCCATTTTATCATGTTTTTTTTATTAAAAAATTATTAATTACTAAAAAGTCTATATCTGAATTTATAAATCGTTCGATTGCTTGTTTTGGGTCTATGGTTATAGTTTGATCCTTTAGGTTAAATGAGGTATTGAGTAATACCGGAACTTTAGTTATTCTACCAACTTCCTCTAGAAGCCTGTAATATTTTTCATTTTGGAGTTTAGTAACTGTCTGCACTCTACATGTACCGTCTATATGTGTAGCAGCAGGTAAGAAATTCACTTTAGCTTTTACAACTTGATTCATATGTGGCACCGGTTCGTTAATGTGAAAAAATGTATTGGCTTCATCTTGTAAAACCGATGGTGCAAATGGTCTAAAACCTTCTCTTTTTTTAATTACGTAATTGAGCTTTTCTCTCATATTAGCTCTCATTGGTGAAGCTAAAATAGAACGGTTACCAAGAGCTCTTGCTCCAAATTCCATTTTACCTTGGAACCATGCTACAATATTTTGTGCAGCAAGCAATTCCGCAACTTTACTTATTATTTTATCCTCAGATAGTTGAAATGACCAAACTTTATCTTTATAATGCTTAAGAACATTTCTGACCTGTACATCTGTAAAACTGGGTCCTAAATACGGTGAGGGATTAGAGTGTCCATCAAGACAAGCTCCTATTGCCGACCCTGCATCCGACGGTGCAAATGGTATGTGAACAGATTTAAAATATTTATATGCTAAAGAATTAGCGACCCCATTGTAAGCGCATCCGCCTCCTAAGCATAAATTTTCCGACCCTGTAAGCTCTTTCGCTTTTTTTATTAATTTTAAAAACTCCTGTTCGTATAGCTTCTGTAATGCTGCGGCTAAATTCTTGTGTTCCTGCTTCAGCGTATCTTCTGGAAGACGAGGAGGTAATTCTAGTAAATGACATAATTTTTTTGTGAACATTATTTGCTGAGAATATTCCCATGCAAAGTACTTTTGATATAAATATAAATTAGGGTTTTTCTTATCTAAGAGTTCCTGTAGTTTTCCTAAATATTTACTAGGATCACCGTAAGGGGCAAGTCCCATTACTTTATACTCACCTTCATTGGGTCGAAAACCTAAATATGCTGTGATTGTTGAGTACAACATACCTAAAGAGTGAGGAAAATCTACTGAATATAGTTTTTTTATTTTGTTATCTTTACCTTTTGAGATTGTTATGGTCTCCCATTCTCCTACTCCGTCTACTGTTAGTATTGCTGCATCACGGTATGGAGAAGTAAAGTAAGAGAAAGCAGAATGAGAATAATGATGATCGTGGTATATAATTTTTCCGGTGTACCCAATACTTTTAAGTAAAGCTTCCGGAGAGTTATTTTTTCTGTCTTTATTATACCTCTGTCGAAGAAAAAAAGTTTTAAACGGTCTTTTATTGAAGATAGTCTTAACTCTATCGTCTTTTGTAATCGGGTTTTCATACCAATGAACTTCTTGTACATCGGATATTTTTGTTACTGTTGAATGTAGTATCCATTTTATGGCATTTATAGGAAAACTGCTGTCGTGTTTAACACCGGTAAATCTTTCTTCTTCAGCTGCTGCTATAACAGTGTTACCGTTTATAATACAAGCGGCAGAGTCGTGATAGAATGCTGAAATACCGAGTTTAATCATTTTTTAAGTCCAAATTTACTGTATTTGTACCATATTCTTTCGTGCAGAAAGTACAAAATCATTTTAGTAAATACTTCTATACCGCCAATAGCAAGTCCCCATTCCCAGGAACCTGTTACTATCCATGATATAAACATAGTATCTAAAGTACCTATAACTCTCCATGATATGGTCTTAGCCAAATGTCGTTTATATGCTACCATTTATATTTTTTAAAAAGTTAAAAAACTCACTATGTCTGTGGTTATTAAAAAAGTGGTAAAAGTTATGGTTTAAAACTTCTTCCATTTCTTTTATCATACAATATAGGGAATTTTTATCTAATTTACTAATTTTTTTTATTTCCTTAAAAGCACTGTATGTCCTATCGTATACGTCCTCTAAGGTATCGTAAGATTCATCCCACCATCTGTCGAATGTTTTATAACCTAAAGATTTTAAGTGGTCTAAACTATACCTGTTGCCAATTAAAAAAAATGGTTGTTTAATACTGATGCTTCTAAAAGTTTTTTCTGTAAAAAACATAACATTTGGGATATATTCAGTTTCGGAAATAATGCTTATGTACGAGTTATTATAAATATTAAAATTTACCTTATGTGTGTTTATTTTTTTTAAGTCTGGTTGGTCTAAGGTTATACCGTTTTCTTTAATATTTTTAAATTCTTTATCTACAAACCTTTTTACCTGTTGTAAATCATTCTCGTCGGTTATTGAAGTATTATTATACGGTATGTCATTTAGGTTATATGAATTTGTTTTAAAGCTTTTATTGCCTAATGATAGTAAACACTTTGAATCTATTTCCTTGTATGCCTTTAAGAGACTTACTAAAAAAATTCTTGGAGACCTTGATGCACGATTTAAACAGTTAAAGTAGTATTCTTTATGTTTGTATTCTATTGCATTAATCTGATTTATTTTATTGGTAATACTTTGAGGTACGTTTCTATTTGTTTCCTCAAAATGCCAAACACTTGCTTCAAAAAAATTAAATGATTTAAAAGTAATATACTTGGATTTAATGTTTTCTAATAGTAGATTACTGTTAATAAAGTAAACATTTTTACTTGTAAATCCCTGTTCTTTACTCCAACCTTCTAAAAGTTTAATTTGAATCTCTTTATAAACATTACCTTCATTTAAATAAAAAAATACAACAGCACCACACCCACTTTTTACTGTATGAATAACATTATCCGGAAGTGTTGGCATAGGTCCTAAAAAAAACCTATTAGAACCTATAAAAAGTGGGTATATAAAAAATTTTTTTTCTCTAAGTAGTCTACTAAGGGGGTGGCGTTTACATTCATGTTGGTATAAAAACTTTTTCCCAATTTCACTATAGGGTGTTAATTTACTAAACTCATCGATAAACCTATCCTGTGCGTAATATAACATACCTTAGATTATGGTATTGTTTTTAATATGTGTCTTTTATATGAGAACATCTCTTTTTCTTACACTAAAACTATCTAAATTAATACTTTTATTACCCGATAAAACTAAACTGTATCGTGTTCCTTTACAGTTTAAAACTCTATGTCTTTCGTTATTACAAAAATATACAATACTTCCCTTTTTTGGTTTTATCAAAATACCACATTCAAATTCTAATTCACCACCTTTAAAATCATCATTTAAAAATATAACATAATTGTGAATATCATTATGTGCATGAAATCTAGTAACTTGATTTAAAGTTTCATCATATTTTTGTAATCTAATTGTAGTAAAATTTGATTTTTTAATAAGGTTATTTTTAATAGGAGATAAATCAAACTTATCAGTAGTTAATTCTATATTATCAAAATAAATAATTTCCTTTCTGAAAGGTCTAAATTTTTGAATTTTAGAAAATTCAAGTAGATATTGAATTTCACTTTCAGTTAAAAAATCATTATCATATAGAATCATAATACTCCATCTTTACGCATCTGTTCTCTAATTTTAGTAGCAGAAATATTTTTTATCTGATCAGGTGGTATGTGTTCTATTATTTCATAACCTACCCCTCTACCGTAGTTTACTGATTCAATGTCCGGTATAATAATTACCTTAACTCTTTTATCTTTTATTTCAGTCTTGAAAATAGTTTGTAAATTAGTCTTAATTTCCTTGGCAGTCCAAGGTTGTTTGTCATTCGGTTCTACGTCTCGTATTGCTATACAAACGTTTTTACCACTGTTAAGTCTTTGGTCTACTAACCATTGATGTCCGTTATGCCACGGTTGCCAACGTCCTATAAATAAACTATATGCCTTCATTTCTTACAACATTTATTGCGATTGCTCTTTCCCCGGGTTTGTTAGGATCCATATCATTTATAAGATACCGAGGACCTCTTTCTATTTGCATTATTAACTTATGGTAAGGAATACCATTTTTAGTGAGTTCTTTTTCAGTATGCTCTCTTAAATATTCCGGTCTTGCTGTGGTTAAGATAATCATATGTCCTTCATCATTAACATCTAGAAGGAATTTTTTAGTAGATTGTATAACCTCCGCTTCTGTAGACTCATAAGTCTCAAACTTTCTATATATAAATATCGTTCCATCGATATCTACAAAATAAGTATTTTTTTTCTCCATTAAGGTAGGTCTAATTGACTAATTAGTTTAGAAAACGACTGTTCTGGTGTATCATCGGTTGTGTCAATATCAATAAAGTTATCAGTCGGAGCAACATATGCTATTGCTTTAAAATGATCTCTTTCTCTTGGTTCCGACGTATGTACGTAAATTTCCTGAATACTATTTCCTAATAGTTTTTTAAAATCTTCTCTTTGATCAACATACGGTGCAACTAGAGATACTATAACATCGTGTCCCTGATTATGTAGATAATGTGCAATCTTTTGTGCTGTACCTACATTTATTACTCTACCGTTAATAGTGTAATCTTTATTAGTGAAGAGCTCTCTCATTTCATCACCGTCTATTTTAAAAGCATTAGGTAGCTTCTCTTTTAGCATATTAGCTAAAACCGTTTTTCCGTGGGCAGGTTGCCCTGTAAACCAATATATCATACTATGTTTTTATTATACATAAAATTAACTGTGTCTCTTACAAACCCCTGTAAATATGGATCTAATAGTTCATACTTAGGTCCAAGAAGATATTTTTTAGTGTTATGTTTTTCATCATCCGACAATGACTGTATACTGTAGTGTGTAGGGAAGTTAACAAAATTATTAAATTTAATTTGGTTACTTCTTGTTACTAATTTTAATTCATAAACCTTATCAATAAATTCATAGATATCATTAACATTGTATGTACCTACTGTGTAACTAAGAGTGTAGTCCAAATTTTTATTCTCCTCTTTGAATTGTTGAATTTTAAAAATGTTATCAATAAAATGCTGTGTTTTTAATCCAATTCGAATTTTTTCTCCTTTTTCAAAAAGTCCATCAATACTAATAACCAGTGTTACTTCCTGTATTTTTTTCCAATAGTCTAGTACATTGTGGTGTTTTTTAGATAGTAAAGATCCATTGGTACTGTATACAATGTTTACATCTGGTTTATTATTGGATATAAATTCTAAAAGTTCATAATGCTCAGTCATTGCTAGAGGTTCTCCTCCTGCAAATGAAACCCTTTTTAATTTATGTAAATGTGGTTTTAATTCTTCTACAAAATTATCTCTAACCCTTATCACCTTGTTATTATTAATAACAGAGGAACAATCTGGGCCACACATAATACACCCAAAATTACAAACATTGGAAAACCTAATATCAAGAGAATCAAAAGCTAATTCAACATACCCATCGCTATCTGAATGGGTAATTTCTCTTTTTGAATGTTCCTTAAAATTACCAAGACCTAACCATTCCTGTCTTCCTGAAGGCACACCAGCTTCTTCTTTCTCCCAACAAACATTACATACGGGATTTTTTATACCATTATTTAAATCCTTTCTGAGTTGTCTTAGTTGTTTTGAGTTATATACTTCTTCTAGTGTGTTATTTTCAAGTGATAGTTTTTCATCAAAAGAATGTGCAATACAACATGCCTTAACCTCGTTAGTAGCTTGAACGTGTAAGTGGTTAAAAGGAAAAGGGCAGTATGTTGATTTATTTATTTCCATTCTGCCCTATCTCCAGTAAAAAATTAATTTAATTTAAGCTGCATGTTCTGCTAAAAGCTTTTCTACATGTGCTTTCGCAACAGCATATTCAACCGGTCCAGTTTCGTCCTCATATTGTACAGGGTCGTCCACACCAAGGTTGATAAATGCTTCAATCCTTTCAACAGATGATGCTGATTTGTAATCGCTATTGCCGCTAGGATAGGGCTTGTAAGAAGTATTAGTACGTTTGTACACTTCATTAAACTCAATTCCGAGCTCTCTAACCAATTCTTGTCCATCTTTTAAAATTCCTAATTTATCAGTATTTAGGTAAGGAGTAAAGTATCCTACTTTCTCTGCTTCCCAGTTACCGATTCTAAAAGCTGCATCGTCAGCATCTCTAAACTCTTGTCTACAGTCTGGATAGATTGCATGATCTCCAGCATGAATACCTAATGCTATATCTGTATTTAAACTGTTAGCATTAGCTTCTGATAGAGCAACTGCTTGAACTAAAGAAGCAAATATTTTGTTTCTATTAGGTACTACAGTAGCTTTCATGTTATCCTCTTCATAATGACCTTCTGGTACATCATCGCCTCCAGTAACTAAAGCTGAATTTAGTAGATTAACTAATCCGTCTAATTTAATAACTTGATATTTAATACTCTGTCCATTAGCATTTAAGTAGTCTACTAATGATTGAGCTCTTTCAAGCTCTACTCTATGCTTTTGACCATAATCAAAAGATATCGCAGTCACGTTATCATATTCTGATAAACATCTTAATAGTAAAGTTGAGGAGTCCATCCCTCCTGAAAGACTAATAACAACATTTTTTGCCATTTTATATAATATTAAATTTGCCAGGTATTATAAAGCGTATAGGCAAACGCTATTCTAATATTGAAGTTAAGGAATTTTTAACATCTTCCCAACGTTTCACATAGCTTTTTAAATCGTAGGTTTTACCACCTTCATTTAGCATTTCTTTTGCTACCATTTTCAAGGCAGAACCAAAAGTTGATGGGTAACCTAACGATTTAATGTACTCTGTATCATTGTCTCCTTTGACTACTCTTTCATATACGGTATAGCCACCTGTTTGTGAACGAGTAATAAAAAATGGTTCCATTACTGGGTCTTGTATAACTGTATCCGATGATGGGACACTATTTGGATTTCGTAACATTTATGATAAAATTAATTCGGTTAATTCGTCTTTTGATAATCTACCTGTTTTTTTAATAGTAGATCCGTCTTCTCTAACAAGAACAGTAGTAGGTACAGAAGCTACTTTATATTGAGCAGCTAATCCTGAAGTATCTTTATCGATATCTACATCCTCAACAGTTAACTGATCTTGATAGTCTGGTATAACTTTGTCCCAGGTCTTACTGTAAATTTTGCATGGACCGCACCAGGTCGCATAAAATTTAATAATTTTTTTTGCTGCCATAATGTTTGTTTACTTTATTATAATGATCTGATTTAGAGAATTTTTTACCGCTTTGAACATCATCTTTTTTCATGTATTTATCTCTATAAGATTTAAGGGTTGGGAGCCATTCTCTGAGCTGAACGTAGCGTGTTTTAGAACTTATTTTTGACATATAACTTATTTTATTATATATAATATAGTGAAAAATAGTCAGACTACAAACCTATACCCCTATATCTTTAAAGTAAGCTACAATGTCGTCAGATCCGGTGAACGTGTTAAGTGTAAGAGTTAACGTAGTGCTACCGCTGTCTAAAAATGGAGTAGATTCTCCTGCGTAGTACCAACCTTGGAATTGGTCATTTGGATAGGTATCACTAACTGCTTCTATTGTAACAGAAGCATAAGTGTTAAAGTTTACTGATGCTGTAAATAAAGTTTGTGTTGGACCAATACTAAATGGTGATATCATTTCGATAGTTCCAAGTTCATTGTTAGAACCGGAAACGCCAAATGTAAAATACCTAGTGTTAGGAGTATACACACTTGAAGTGATACTACCAGATGTACCTAAACACAAACCACCTGATACATAGGCATAAAAAGTGGTTACATCATCAGCAACTTCAAAAGTAATACCCGAACCGGTCAACTGTGCAGCCGTTACAGAGGATGATATTAAGTTTGAACCAGTAATACTAGTGTGGTATATATCCACTGTGGTAATATCCCCACCTAATTCGGTTCCTTTAATTTTAACTAACTTTCCCATTTAATATAAATATCATCCATCACAAGATAGACAGTCGGTTGATGTTCTACTACCAATATCACCATTAATAACAGAATCTGTTCTTAAATAGTACAGTGTTTTGACTCCTAATCTCCATGCAGTTTGATGTACTTCATTGATAAACTTAGGACTATCAGTTGGATCAAAAGCTAAATTTAAAGATTGAGTTTGATCAATATATTTCTGTCTAGCTGCTGCTTGTTCTACTAATTGTAATTGATTAATTTCAGCAAATGTTAAAAAGATAGGTTTATCTTCGGCCGGCATTACATCTTCAGGAAGATTTGCAATAGATCCTCTATCTTTCATAATTTGATCCCAAACCTCTTCAGTATTTGCACCTTTTTCTTCTAGATATGTTTCTAATGCTGGATTCTTACGAATAAATGTTCCTTTAGCGGAATTAAACGTATAGACGTTAGCCGGTACTGGCTCTATTCCTGCAGATACTCCACCTGAGATTGTACTGTTAGATACGGTAGGTGCAATTGCTAGCAAATGAGTGTTTCTCATACCAGTTCCTCTACACCAGACCGGTTCTCCGTATTCTTCTGCAAGTTTTCTTGAAGCATTTTCTGCTTTTTGTCTAATATCTGAAAATATTTGATGAGTAAGTGAAGTAGCAGCAATAGAAGCGAAAGGAATTCTTTCGTTCTGTAAAAATGTATGCCATCCTAAAACACCCAATCCAATTGCTCTACCTTTTTTAGCTGACCTATGGGACCTTATTAACGAATCTCTTCCAGAAGTTTTTGCTAAGAACTCTTCTAATACTCCATCTAAAAAATATATCGCGGTTTCGACTAAGTCTGTATTTTTCCATTCATGCCATTTAGTAAGGTTAACAGATGAAAGGCAGCAAATGAAAGAATGCTCTTCATCTGTGTGTAATGTTATCTCAGAGCAAATGTTTGTCATTGATACATCTAGGTTGTTCTTTTTATATGCCGGTGGATTTGCGTTATTTACGTTATCCCTAAACATAATGTAAGGTTCACCTGTTTCTACCCTAGATTTAAGTATCTCTACCCATGTACTCATTGCTTCAGGGTCTCTATGTTCTAATCTTTGCATAAACTTATCATCTACCACCACACATTGGTGTAGGTTTAAGCACTGCCTATTAGGATCCCCTTTAGGTCTTCTAATTTGTAAGAATTCTTCTATATCTGGGTGGTTAATATCTAAGTTTACAGAAGCCGCTCCACGTCTTACTGCACCTTGATTTGTTGCTATAATGGTTGAATCGTAAATTTTAGCCCATGGTACAACACCTTCGGATTGTCCAGTTGTTCCGTCACCTATTTTTTCTCCTCTTCCTCTAACTTTAGATAGTCCAATACCAACTCCACCACCAAGAGAAGTCAGCCTCATTAACTCTGCGTTAGTAAGGCCGATCCCTCTTATGGAGTCAGGTGTATCTATACCGAAACAGGAGATGGGAAGTCCTTTATCAGTACCGGTGTTAGATAAAACTGGTGAGGCTAAGTTCAACCAACCTTTCCACATATAACGAAAGAATTTATTCGCTAAATCTGGTCGGTCAAGTCTTTTTGCTATTGTGTCTGCAACACGTCTATATGCTGTCCGAGGAGTTTCGTTTGGTAACAAGTATCCTTTTGAGATAGTTGCAATCGAAACTTCATTCATCCATTCTGGGTAATCTTTACCAGCTTCCCAGCTGCTGGTGTCTATAGTAATACTCATAACTAATTTTTTAAAACACATTTGACCAATCTAAGTGGCCTTTACTGTAGTTTGTAACTCTACTTGCAAAAAAGTCTGTATGTTGTTTTCCTGCAATAACTGCATCAAACCATTTCATCGTTTTCAATGCTCCTTTATCAATTTCTGAAGCAGGAACTAATGGTGCTAAACCTAAATCAGACATTTTTGTATTAACTCTATGTTTTATAAAGTTTTTTAATTCGTCTTTAGTTAAGTTTTCTAAGTCGCCCATTTCAAATACTTTATCGATAAAATCAAATTCTAATTTCAAAGCATTTGTAGCTGCATCCTGAATATCACTAACTAATTTATCGGTTTTAAATTCTGGATGCTCCTCCATTAACGTTCTAAATAACCAGCAACCTGCTTCAGAGTGAAGAGATTCGTCTCTTACGGACCATTCTACTATCTGTCCTACACCTTTAAGAAGGTTTCTCATTTTAAATGACAGTAGCACAGCAAAAGAAGAAAATAAGTTAACACCTTCTGTGAAAGCAGAGAAAATAGCCAGAGAAACGGCTCTTTTATGCCAATCGGGTGCTTCATGGCTATCTCTAACTTCCATTAATGATTCAATCTTTGCCATAGTAGATTCATCCTCCATGAATTCCGCAAAGTTATCTAAACCTAATTGTTCATTTAATAATGAATATGCTTCTGCATGAATAGTTTCTGAAGAACCAAGCGTTGTGCCCATCATAATGATTTCTGGTTTTCTAAACCACTTAGTCACAAGTGTGGACCAGTAATCATTTACAATAGTTTCTGTTTGAGCGAATCCTTTTAAGATACCTCCAACTACGTTTTTTTCATGATTTTTTAAATTACTTTTCCAGTCACTTACATCCTGAGCCATTGGCACTTCTGTGTGTAACCAATGTGCTTGTTGTTGTTTTAACCAGTAATCGTATGCTTTGGGGTATTCGAAGGGTTTGTAGACGATTCGTTCTTGCAATAAACTCATATATACTTATATATTTGTGGTGTTAAAAGATAGCGAAGCCCGTGAGTCTTTTGACTTTCCGGGCACGATTATAAATAGTAGATTAGATACGATTTTCAAAAATTTCTTCTAAATTTTGTCTATTTACAACTTTAAATGGATCGGTACTGTTGCCATTTTCATCTTCACTCATCTTACCTTCAAAGCTAATATGTCCATTATTTGTATCCATCTTAACTTTATACGTCATACCATCTTGCCCATATCTATTTTTCATAACATGCACTCTACCGGTACCTAGTACTTTGTCTTCTTTCTGTCTAGAAAGTGAAATACATATATCTGCTACCATCATCTTATCGTAACTACCTGCGGCTTTGTCACCTTCAATAACAGAGTCTTTTGCTCCCATTCGGTTAACTTGAGAAGGAGTCAAAATAGGGATTTTAAGATCTTTAGCTAAACCTTTAGTGGCTATAAACACGTCGTCAATTTCATCCTTGCGTTCATAATTTCTACCTTTTGAAGGAGCTTTTAAGTAATCAACATAATCTATAACCACCATGTCTGGTTTATGTCCCATATCTGAGCACTTTTGTATATGTGCCTTAATTGTGTTTATAGAAGCTCCTTTAGGTGGGTACTCTTTTACAATTAACTTACCTTTAAGGTTATTGACGTAAGTTTCTACTTCCTTACGTTTCTTATTAATTTCATCAATACCGTATCCTGTAAAGTAGCAATCAAATCTTTTACCCACATAGTCCTCTCCGAGCTCGAGCGTATAGTAATTAACTTTATACCCAAGAGACACAGCATGAGCAGCAACAGCAACCATAGTCCACGACTTACCACCACCAGGATTACCGAAAACAATAGCAAGGTCACCAGGACCGAACCCACCTTGTATACCATCATTAAAAATAGGCCAAGGAGAAGGAATGGTAGGACGGTAATCAGTTCTATACCTAGTTTCAATATCTTTATTATACTCATGCCCAATATTTTTATCTATTCCAGCTTTTAATGCTTTTTCAATTCTATCTCTAATTCCATCGTAATTACCTTCTTTTAATAGATCAGCGGAATTGAGAATAGCATTTTTCATTTCTTGATTACGGCAAAAGGTAGTAAACTCATCCTGAATATATTCAAGATCATCTTGAGAAGCTTGGTATGAATTTCTTAACTCTTCTTTTAAAGCTACTTGTAATACTTCATTTTCTACTTTTTGAAGTTCTACTTTAAGAACATCCATTGTAATATTAGTATGGTATTTATCAAAATACCCAACTATTTGATTAATAATCCACTTATGTGAATCAGCGTCAAAATAATCATCATATAAAACATCTCTTACGTTTAATAAAAATGATTTGTCTGTTAATAACGAACCTAAAACTTTTAACTGGAAAGCTTTACCGTAAGAATTTAATGTGTTTAATGTCATGTAATAACCTTTATTCTAATATAACTATTTTTGTCCTAATAACCAAGAAGAACTTTGAATTTTATCTCCTAACCCATCAATTAATTCTATTTTAAACATATTGCATATTTCTGCTTCTGGGATAGTACTGTTGTTTTGATCTCCGCCATTAGCAAAAGCTAATTTCATAGTCCCGTAGAATTTATTGACTAACATTTTTAGAGTTTCGTTTTGTGTTCTATCTTTATCAATAGAGATCCAAGCCATATCAACTATGCTTAGTTCTCTAATAATTTCTATTCTTTCATCTTGATCTTGAAAAAACTGAGAGCCTTTTAACTCTCTTTGAACATCGTTATTAACAATCACACAAAGTAAGTCTCCTACTTCTTTTGCTTTTCTAAATAACTCTAAATGTCCTTTATGTAACGGATTAAAGTACCCGCTGACTATTACTAATTTTTTCATAACTTTCTGATATTAACTTTTTAAACTTTGTTGTAGACCATCCATGGGATCTATCTAGATAGTGAATAGGTATATTTAGATAGTCACCAGTAAATGGTTTTCCTTTATAATCATCACCTAAAAATCTAACATTAAATTCCCCTAGTTTTAATAGGTCTAACAGCTGTTCTTCATAGGTGTATGTAAAGATGTCACATATGGATTTAAGTTCATAGAGCATCTCTTTTCTTTCTTCTACCGTAAGTATAGGTTTAAGTTTGTGTGGCCTTTCTATAGTCGGGTCTGTGTGTAATAATACAATTAAACAGTCACAGTTTTCTGCACACTCCTTGAACATTTTTATATACCCAGGGTGTATTACATCAAAATTACCTGCTATTACTCCTTTAATCATCAGTTTTCCAAAACACTTGTAGTAATACTATAGTTGATGCTAGAGCTAAAATAATTCCTGTCTTGAGGGTAATCCCTTCTTTCACGTGTATGTACGTTAAAATTGAAAACGTAAAAACACCTGTGGCAAAACCTATGAGTCTAGATGCCCATAAACTTTTTCCTCCAAAAGCAGCAACTATATAAGCTGTACCGTAAATGTAACCTAAGCCTACTGGTATACCGGTCAAAGCAGACATCATTATAGGGTGTTCTTTTACCCATGTGTTAATAAACTGTCCGTTTGTTTGATACCACGAAATAGACTGTGCAATTAAAAATAAAAATGCACCAAAAAAAAGTTTTTTAAATTCTATCATACTTATGTTACTATACCTCTAAAATTATCTAACCATCCGACTGTGTTTTTGGTTATACCCTCTATATTATCTTCATCTAAAAGAGATAAAAAACCTCCAATATGTGTTTTACTTACAGGTTCTTTTAATGTTTTCATTACTATTTCTTTTTCTTTTTCATCAAGAGTACTTCTGTGTAAATCCATAATTTCAAAGTTCGAAAGTACTTTATCAAAATTATGTATAATTTTTGCAAATATTTTTTTAGCTTTTGGGTCCTCTAGTTGAGTTTCACAATGGTCCCAAACGTCTTGTAGAGATGCATTAGGGTCGTAGGTAAAACTATTCCATTCTGATAATATAGTTTTTATACCTAATCCTTTTACCCCGGTTAGGTTATCAGAATTGTCTCCTAAAAGTGCTTTGACTATGTTATAGTTTTGAGGAAGTACACCTATTTCTTCTTTAACATTCTTAAATGTAAATGTCTTTTTCTTAATAGGTGCATAAACTTCAACTGTGTCGTCTATAAGTTGCAGAAAATCTTTATCTGATGAGACTATTGTGCATTTTTTAACACTTGAATCAGATGCACGTTTTGCTATGTATGCAATTATGTCATCAGCCTCTAACTTTTCTAATCCCACTTGTGTTACAGGTAAACATTCTAAATAGTCCTGTGTTCTTAGAAGCTGTCCAATTAAAGCTTCCATTTCTTGTTCTTTACTATCGTATAAACCCCAATGTGTAATTCTAGACGTTGCTCTTTGAGCTTTATAATTAGGATTTATATTTTGCCTATTCCCAGAACCTCCTTTACCGTCCCATACTACAATAACTCTTGTTGGATCAAACGTTCTAGTTACATACCCTAAGGAGCGTAGAAACCCAACGATACCACCTACATGGGTACCGTCAGGATTCATAGCTTTAAGAAGTGAAAAACTACGAATTAACATATTCATAGCATCAATAACCAGGATATGGTCATTCACCTCTCGGGGTGGGGTTTGCTTTAAGTTATTAAGTATGTCACTATACGCCATTAATCAAGTAGATTAGGTGTAATGTTCTCTTCTTCTAGATCACCTTCTTCAATAAGGTCAAAATCTAAACTACCAACAAGTTTTAACCAGTGGTCTTTATGTTCATCTTTATATTTATCGATTGCTTTTTTATCATCGGGTATAAATCCGTGTGCAGTCATTACAACTCTACCTCTAGATTGAACTCCACCGATATGGTTTTTTTCTATCTGGACGTTAGTACGTTTAGCAAACTCTACTTGCATGCCATTCTTAATAGCTTTAATCTTAGATGTACCTGGGTTAGTAATATTACCAAAAGTAACTACAAGAGTTGCATCGTACCACATCGACATACCTCCTTTATTTTGTAATTTAGGCATACCCATGGGCGATTCAGGTTTTTGAGTCCAAACCTTATTAATAGCAACCATTGTGTTGGTATATGGAGAATTCTCTTTACGAGATAACAGAATCTTTTGATTAAGGTTATTGCCAAATTGAGTAGACATAGCACCTGCATTCCACTCGTTGTTATTTTTATTAGAACGTACTGATAGTTCACAAGGTACAGATCCGATACTATCCCAGAAAAAACAAATATCATAAGGTAGGTTACCTTTTGCTTGTTCGTCCATAAGGTCTGAAATATAAACTGCTACATCCTCTATTGTATTTAAAGTACCTCTATCAGCATAAAGAAAATGTCCTTCGTAGTCAACTATGTTTCCATTGTTATCTTTCACTTCTTCGAACACAAGTCCCATTTCTTTAGCATGTTCCCATGACCATTTCATCTCAGTAATAATAAAGACAGGTAAAATGCCCATTTTTTGAGCATTAACTGCAGCTTCTAGTAGAGCTGTTGTTTTACCTGTATCACTATGTCCTCTAAGTAAGGTAATATGACCTGTTGGTATACCGGGTAGTGAAGTGATGTCTTGAAATGCTTGTGATAATGGTATCCAGCCTTGTTCTTTAAACTTAACTGAAGTATTTGAATACCCTTTTTTCTTTTTAAAATTTGAAAGATTAAATGAGCTACGTATAGCTGCTGTTGCTCGTTCTTGTGTTTCTTTTTTCTTTGCCATTATATAACTGATTTTTGTCTGTTTAATTTTTCGTACTTTTGCGGTCCTGCTAAGTGTACGTATACTTTACCTGTATTAACACTACGTACACTAAAGTACGGGTATTTTTTTTCATGTAGAAACACTCCTAATAGGTATTGACAAAGTAATAAGTTAAACTGATTAGGATCGTCTTTAAATTTTTCTACAATCTCACTACGGTATTCATAGTAGTCTTCACAAAACTCTCTTCTAAGTTCCAGATTATCCATTTTAAAAAACCCTATGTTAGGTACAAATGGAATCTCACCTGCAGATTTAATTCTACTATACAGAGCAGTCCCTTTTAGTTTATCTAGGTTCTCAGTATACCAGTCATTATTTGGAGAGTCCTTATAGTCAAATATGAGACTTGGGTGTAAACTTATATCTAACTTTCTCTTAATAAAAATATCTGGATCTACTATTATTTCGTTCTCAAGTAATTTAGGTAGTAAATAAACCTTAAAATCATCAGTAAAAACAAAACTGTCTGTGTCAACTATTTCTATATTATCAGTAAATTTACTTACATCGTCGTAAGTATATTCATCTGTAATAATTTTATAATTAAATTGTTGACTAAGTAAATTAATAGATTCACCGAGTAACTCTAAAATAACTGCATACTGCTCTTCATTAGCTGATAACTTTTTAGAAAAGCAGTATACAAATGTAATATTACTCATTAAACAAATCGTCGAATTCGCTTACTTTATCTTTTGTGTCTGCTGTAGCTTTTTCTAAAGTAAAATCAGTTTTTTGTTGACCTAAACTTTCTGGTAGACCGGTGTCTATATCCTCACCTAATGTAGCCTTCTTTAGTTGCTTTTTAATAAACTCGTAATCATACTGTTTATATACTTCTAAAGGTAGTGGTTGATCTTTTAACCACTTGTCTACAAGAGTATTATCGTCTGATAAAGGTGTTTGTTTAGGTTTGATTCTAATCTCAGTTTTAGGGTAGGGGTTTTGAGCGTTTCTTGGTGTCATTTCAACTATCATATCCCAACCGTTAATAACATCGGTGTAGTCTCCTACATCTTCGTCTTTTGCAAGTTTAAGTAATGAATCGTAAATAGTAATTCCAAAGTTCCAAAGTCTAACTCCTTTGTCTTCTTCACCTCTTACAATAACTGGTGCTAATATTCTTGTCTTAGGAGAATACTTTCTAGCCTCATTAAAATTATCATCTCCGCCAAGTTTTCTAAGTTCTTTTACGAACTCTTCAACAGGGTCTTGTTTATCAAAGTTTGATAAAGCAGGAATAGGAAAATCAAATTCGTAATGAAATTTCATTTCTGTAAAAGGGAATGTAGGGTCTGCTGCAGAAGGAACAAGTCTAATTACTTGCTTTCCTTCTTGAGGTTTCCAAAAGATTGTAGAGTAGTCAATCTTTTCCTGTGGTTGATTGTTTCTGTTAAATGAATCGAAACGTTCATTAACTTTATTGAAGTCTAATGCCATAATTTATAACTAATTTAATATAACGTTTATTGTAATATAGGAAGAATATTTTAATTCTCCAACTCTATTATCTTATAAAGTTTTGTGTTTACTCTTTTAAGTTCTGGACCTTTAGTTAGAAGTATACAGTTTCTGTAATCTGGCCAGTTTATACGGTAGGTTGTGTCTAGGGTTCCTCCGTTTAGTTCTTTTATAAGAGTATTAAGTGCATTAATCGTATATAGAGTATTAGATTCTTTTTTACGATGCACTAGAATAGTGTTTTCAAGGAATGTTCCTACATTTCCAAAATCTACATTATAAGTACAGATATACTCATCTTGTGACTTGGAATATAGAACAAAAATTTTATTATATATGATCTTGTACCTTTCTTGTATCTCTTCCAAAACTTGATCAAGAGTATCTTCTGTAGAGAAGGTACAGAATAGTTTGTTGCTCATATCTTCATTTAGGTAAATCGGGTCGATATCATAATCGAAGGCCGGTTTAGTAACTAATTCTTTCATATATAAATATCAATTTTGTACTATAACACTAAATCTTTTGAGTATTTAAATTTTACTGGGTATTTCCCATCAGATTCTAATATCTCCTTTACATCCTGTAATGTATCTTTTCCATCCTCTTTATAAAAGTCGAACAACAACGCATCGTAAGTGTATAGTACTAACTTTGTTTTTTTGTCTTTTAAGTACCTAAGTACTTCTTTTAAGATAAGAATATTTCTTGAGGTCTCAAGCGATTGCATCACATAATTCATTAGCTTCTGAGGATGCATATCCTTTAACGTTTTAGTGAACGGTTTATTACTAATTGGCGCCAAGATTCTTCCGTTAGTTTCGTATTCGGTCCAAAGGCCTTTGATAAATCCATCGATTTTTGTAAACACCTCGAGAAAAGCGTATTCCTCTGGTATTTTTCCGTAAATTGCATGAAAGTTAATCTGTTTAGCTTTATCATATTCTTCTTTTGTTATTTTATCTTTATTAAAATATTGTTTAGCTAATTGTTCATGGGCTGAATCTGAGGATAGACGGTAATTAATCTGCTCAGAAAGTAAGCGAAGGTGATACCCGTCAAAATCCAACTCAACAAAATAATCCCCGGTCGGTCGAAAGCATTTCCTATGTTCCGGGCTTTTAGGGATAGCAGCGAAATTAACGCTATTAAAAGCATTAGTTGGTCTAGAAGTAACATTGTATAAGTTATAAGAGGTTAGTACAGTATTATCTACTGTGTTAAATAAAGGATTACGAGGTGTAAACATTTTTTTAAAAGCCTCGTAGTGAATCCCGATACCCGACTGCTCAAGTAAGAAAAATACATTGGTAGCAGTCTTATTGTAAAATTCAAAGCCAGATGGAATCTCATACTGTATTACATGCTTGACTTGTTCGTATACTTTCTCACAAGATTCATAAAGTTTACTAATAGGTATCAGCTGATTTATGTTAGGAAAGTCTCTAAATTTATTATAAAAATAATTTAAAGTGTTATTTTCTCTAGAATACTCTAATCTATCGTATTTAGTCATCGAATAAACTAACGATAAATCAATAGCATCTTGTAGATTAAAGTGGTAGAGTAAGTTTTTTTTATCTAATGTATATAGTTTACTTGTAGAAAATAAGATACCGGAGATACGTTCTTTTGTAACGTTTAGTCCTTCACT